ATAATATTTTTTTGTTTTTCTAATGCTGCAGCTTGTTTAGGTGTTTTAGCTGCTATAATCATTTCATCATATACTTCAGCAATTTGCTGTATTCCCATTTGATTTTGTTTGGGAATATAATTTGTACCAAATCCCATAGGATCACCAAATGCTTTAGTAATTTCAATGTCAGGAATTGTTTGATTAAAATACATTTTATTTAATGTTTGTGTATCTGTTTCAATAAAACCTTCTTTTGATAAATGTCTGTAATCAATATCTATTGTTCGTTGTTTAAATCTATTAGATATTTTATTTATCTTTTCTATATATCCATCAATGTCAGCCGAAGTTCCTTTACCAGCAGCTATTTTTAATTCATCTGCTAAATTAGGCATAGCTATTACTGGCTGATATCCTTTAAATCCTTCTGCAATATCTAATATTTCATCTTGTGTAATTCCTTTATTTCTTTCTCTTAAAGCCATACCTAAAGTTTTTACAAACTTATCATAGTTAGCTTCAATAACATCTCTACGATAAACAACATTAATATAATTATTTATTAGAGATCCATTTTCTTTTACGTATTCTAATCGTTTTTCCATTTTAGCAATTTGCAAAATATACTCTTCTCTTTTTTTACGATTTTTAGTTTTAGCTAAAATTTTTTGTAAAAAATTAATATGTCCTTGCATTGCTGTTTGTGGTATTTTTAAAGTGTCATATTCTGTACCTATTGTTTTATAAAAATCATCAATAGCTTTTGATGCAGTAATGACATCTTCATCAAATACTGTTTGCGTTCCATATCTTTGACCCATTTTATATTCCCAAATATTTTGTCTAAATTCTTTAGGTGTCATATATGCTTTGTTTTTTACAAATTTTGTATCTAAACCTCTTTCTAAAAAGTTTTGACTTTTAGCTCCTTGTCTAGCTAAATAACTATTATATGCAGCTTCTATTTTTTTTGTAGTAGTAACAACTAAGGGAGCATAACGCATTTTAATTTTACGTTCTATAGTTGGACTAGTAATAATATCTTTTAAATTTTTATTTTGAAATAAAGGAATTTCTAACATTCTTTCCATCATTTCTTGAGCTTCACTTACTCCTTGTTTCATAACTCTAAATACAGGATTGTATGGGCCTTGCTCACCAAATATACCTAAACCAGTAGGAGCTATTTTATTCATTTCTTGTATTTGTTCTTCTGTCATTATTCTGCTACTTCTTGGTACAGCAGCACCAGTAGTACCAGCAGCAAATGCATCTTGTTCATCATACATAGCTACATATCTATCAAATTTTTTAACTGACTTACCATTAGGTAAACTAGGAAACATAGCTGGTAAAATAAATCCAGCAGCAGTAATAATAGTTCTTTCTGCAGATGTTCTTGTATCATCAAGAGATCCTTTTATTGCTTCTTCTCCACCAATAATACTTCCACCTAATGCACTTCTTTTTAATCTACTACCAGTAAGTAAAAGATTAGCACCTTTAGTAAACATAAAAATACTTGATGGATCTGTAAGTCCTCCAATTATTCTTCCAATTACATAGCCAGGATCTCCATTTATAGATTTCATTTTCTTTTTAAATCTATCTAATAAATATGTAGTATGATCTGCACTTTTAGAATGTAAAAAATTACCCATAAAATCTTTATAAGGCTCTAACTGAGGATCGTAAAAAGGATCGTAGCTTACATCTACTTTATATAAATCTGGCCTATTATCAAATACAGTTTGTACAATTTTTTTAGCACCCATTGCTACAACATTTTCATCAAAAACTCCTGTTATTTGATTTACAAAATTAAAAGTAGTAGATGGTTCATTTTTTTGATTATATATATCATCATAAGTTTGATAATAAGGATTACCAGTAGCAATATAAACGTCAGGCATTATTCAATAATTTCTACTGTCATATTGTTATCATTATTTAATGAAGGTAATTTTAAATCAATTTGTGGAATAGGTGCATTAGTAGATCTACCTTCTGCCCATAATTGTAATAATTGAAAATTATTTAAAAACCTTCCTTTGTATTGACTAAATCTAGCACTATCATTAAATAATTCTTGTGCTAATGTAGCCACAGGGTACATTTTGTAAGTTTGTTTTTCATTATCATATCCAATATATGGTTTAATGTCCATTACATCTGGATTTCCATAATCAAAAAAATCACCTGATGGTTTATCTAATAAATCATTAGGAATATAAGAACTAAAATTACCTACAAATCCTAATTTTTCTTCTGTTGTTGTAGCAGTTAAAGCACCTTTTACTGCTGATTTCATTCTGTCTCCAATAAAACTTCCATCTGAATTAAAACCACTTAAATAACTTAAATCTAATAAAGTCATCATTAAATAACTATTTTCTGGTTTAGCTAAATCGTTACCAAAAAAATTAACTAATTCATCTTTTTTAATATTTAAATAATTAACTGATATTTCCATACCATGTGATCTTTCTAATTGTTGTTCACCTTTTAATAATAATTCAATATTGTATCCTTTATTAATTAATTGATTTGTTACCCATTTATCATTTAATGATAATCCAAATCCTATTGTTGGATCATTAACATATTTTCCATTTTCTTTTTTTGATAAATGTTCATAAGATCTATTTTTATTCATAGGATCATAAACTATTTTACTAAATGCTCCTTCATTTTTATATATATGTGCTAAATATGGATTACTTATAAAATTATTTTCATTTACTTTTGATAAACTAGCTTGATTAATATATTCTCTTTGAGCTTCTTGTACTTGAAATTCTAATCTATCTTTATTAGCATCAAACCCTAATGTGTTTTCAAAAACACTTCTTACTATTTTTTTAAATACACTAGGAGATCCAACTCTATTTTCTTGATTAGAAAAATCATCAATAAAGTTTGCAAATTTTTCTGTAACTTCTCTATCAAATTCTGCAAATCTAGAATAACCAGTTATCATATCTTGTAAAAAATTATTAGCCCATGGATAAACAGTTAAAAAATCTCTAACATCGCTTGGCATAGCAGATACCATAGTTTCATATTGTTCTTTAAAATAATTATCAAAAAAAGCATCTCTTGTAAATTGTTTGTCTGCAAATTGTCCGCTCATCATAGGTCTAAAATTTACTGCTGTATTATTAGGATTAGGTACAGTAGAAAAAACACCGTCTCCATCAAAATCAATTCTTAAATTATATGTAGGATATGGCTCAGTAGATTTTTCATCATAAGTAGCTATTATTCTGCCACTATCAAACATATCAAATAAATTTGTTCTGTTATAAAAATCATCATTAATATTATATTCTTTTCTTTGCACATCACTCATATTTTCCATTCTATTTTGCAAAGTAAAAATCATATCATCTATTATTTGTGTTTTTGTAAAACCTAATTTTTGATAATGATCAAATAATTGATACTGTTCTACATTACTCATTAGAATTACTCCCACTAAAAACTTTCCAATTAAATCCATTATTTGCAAAATCTTCCATTATAAATTTCATTGCTTTATCTAAATTTTTTTCTATTGATTGTTGTGTTACATAACTTTCATCTTGAAACATATTAGTTAAATAAATATCTAAATAAGGTCTTATAACTTTTCTAACTCTATTTGCATCTACTTCTATAGTATCGTAAATTCCATCTAATAAATAACCTGTAGTTTCTCCACTTGATAAATCTGTGTAAATTGGTTTAGGTAAACCTAAAGGAACACTAAATGCTGTTCTTTTATTTTGATATTTTTCAATATATTCATTAACTTTAGATGTAAGATCTATTTGATCTGAACTATCTTCACCTTCACCTCCATAATTAATAAAATTATCCATAGCTATTTTAATTTTACCACTTCTTGTTTTATCTGGTTTTTTTAAACTTTCAAAAAAATTTTGTGCTACATCTATTCTTGCTAATCTATCAAATCCGGCATGACGCAGTTTATGATATTCTTCTAATTTTAATATATTTTCTTTTACATCATTATCTAATCCTTTAAATGCAAATTCAAAACCTTCTGTATTTATAAAATAATTTACCATATATGCTGCATTATCTAATTTCATTAAATCAGTTTCGGATTTTATATTAATATTCATTATATCATTAAAAAAATTTGTTAGTTGTGGTATTGGCTCACCTATCATTTTTGCATAAGATACCATTGTGTTAAATTTAGCAGTAGCTAAACTATTTTGATCTTCATCTAAAATAGTTTTACCAGTATCAGGATCTGTCTTAAATACAGATTCAGTTCCTAACCAAGTATCTCTAATATCATCAACACCTGATATTATAAATTTTTCTGTACCTTGATCTGTTTCAAATTCTTTTAAACTTGGAAACATTTTTTTCATATGTTGTTGAATAATTATTTTTTTTAAATCTTCTTGATTATTAACACCTAATGCTTCTAAATATCCTTTACTATCTAATAATGTAAATAACCTTCCTGAAAAAGTATCCATTTTAATACCTGAACTATCTCCAACAAATCTTTGCAAATTTTCAGTAATACTTCCTTTAATTATTTGTCCTGCAAAATAAGAATTACGATAATTTAATTTTTCATTATCATCTAATTCTAAATCAATCATTTTTCTTTCTAATTGTTTTTCAGTTATTATTCCAAAATCATCAGGATTATTTACAAAATTATATAAATCATTATTTAATTGATCTGCTATTGCTAATTTTTTTTCACTTTCATATTTAACTAATTGATTGCTATATACATTTAAATGACCTTTCATAAATGATTCAGCATTAGAAATTATTTGTCCTCTTTCATCTTTAGTAGTGTTTACTAAAGTAGCTTTACCATCAAGCATATCTATTTGAGGACTTTTCATATATTCTTCATTTAACATTTTTCCAATTTTTAAATTTAATTCTTTTATTTTATCATTACCTATTTGATAATCTCCACCCATTTCAGTTATTTCTAACATTGTAGTATCAATTATATTTTTAACTTTTGTATTTAATCTTAGCTGTTCAAAAGAAATTTGCATTGTTCTTAAAAATTCTTGTGGTGTAAGCATAGCATTTCTATCTTCAGGATATGCTGCATTATAAACCTCTAAATGACTTTTATACATTTCTGAAACTTTAGGTAACCAAACATTTTTATGATAATCATCTATGTTATTTGTAAAAGTAGAATCTTTTTTAAGTTCAGGATCTCCTTGACTTACAGTAGCTAAATCAAATAAATCTTCTAAAGTTTCTTCATTATGCGTTCTTACTCTTTCTTCTTCTAATTTTATAGCATCATCATGATCTTGTTTAATTCTATTAGCAAATATTGTTTCACCTTTTCTAATAGCTTTGCCTGAAATCATGCTTTTAGTCCAAGACTTATATCTTGTAGGAGCTTCATTTACTAAAGATTCAATATAACTATCAGTTGATGTTGTAAAAGTTTTTGGATCGTTAAAATGTTCTCTTGCTTTTGAATTAATAAATTTAGATGTTTTTATTTCTAAATCAGCTTTAGACTTTGCTTCTTCTAATGTCGCTTGACGTTTAGCAAAAAAATCTAATTTTTCTGTTGCAACTTTTGCAATACTAGAAACTGGATCACCAGCATAAGCTGGTACTACACCCATTCTATTTGCTACTGAAGAAGCAGTAGTTGTTACTTGTCTTTTACCTGTTGTTAATGCCATACTATCCTATATCTTTTTTACTTCCACCATCTCCATAATAATCATATTGAGCATATCCTGTAGTAAGCTCACTAATAGCAGAAACATATCCACCAAATACTAAATCATTTTCTTTATATTTATTTTCATACAACATAGATGTATATTTATTTTGTATATTTCTTCCCATTAATCTAATGTTACTAATATCTTTATTTGCTTTAGTTTTAGCTTGTTCATTTATATTTAAAAAACTTCTACTATCATCAGAATATCCACTTATAGATTGCCATGCTAAATTTTGAGCAATAGTATCATTTAACATTTCTTTTCTAGCATTTTCTTCTTCTAATGCTTGTACAGCAGCTAGTTTTTTTTCTGTTTCTAATCTATAATTTTCTCTTGCTAATGCTCTTCTTTGTGATTGTACACTAGCAACAGTACCTACTGCACTTACTATTGCAGCAGCTGCAAACATTGTTGATGCATTAGCACTCATGCGAACTGTAACTCCATAGCTATTCCTAATACCTTTAATGGTAAAGGATCGTTTTGGCTAATAGTAATTGTAGGGTTTTTACTATAACCTAAAAAATTAAATTCTTTTTTATCTGTAACTGGACTAATATCTGTACCAGAAGTAAAACCAGCTTGTTGTATTACTAACTCTTTTGAATTTAAATCTTGTGCTTTCATAGTTATATCTAAACCACCAGATATATCTACAATAGCTTTATTAACTCGTCTTGGTTGACCTGTAAGTGGTCCAGTATCTATTTCTTTATCTACAGACATTGTTTCTAATATAGGTGTATAATTAAATCCAACTCTTACTCCAGTAGGAAATGGTGCAGATGTTAATGTTATTCTACTATTAGAATCAACTGTAAATTCACCTAATGATCCATTACCAAATACTGCAAATACTTTATCTGTATTTTCATAAATTGCATTTACTGTATGAACAAATCCTTCTACAATAGTTATTACTGCATTATTACTAGGAGAAGCTGCTAAGTTTTGATTTAACGTTAAATCATATCCAGCAGCAGTTTGTGTAACAGCAGTAATAGTATATTCAGTTGCATTACCAGCAATAGTAAAAGTTTCTTGTATAGTTGGTGCAGAACTAAATCCATCTACTGATAATGTATTTCCTGTTTGGCTACCACCATTTACTAATGGTGTTCCTTTTTGAAATACAGTAGTAGTTGTAGAACAATCAAGAGTAATACTATCATCATTTGCATATCTTTCTAAAAAATATTTTGTACCAGAAGGTACTATTCTTTTTACTATAACAAATAATTGATCATTTAATGCAGCTATACTATGATATTTATCTCCAGTTTGTGTTTCCCACATAGTCCAACCAGCTATTTTTTCATCACGAATAGAATGAAATACAGCTAATTTACCATTATCATTAGTTCCACTATTTAAAAAAAAAGCAAATTGTTCTGGTTTAGTTTCATTACCTGTCATCATAGATAATTGTTTTGGTGTATCTATTAAATGAGAAGCTAATACAGATACACTTGTAGATCTATATGCTTGTTCAACATCTGAAAATACATATTCTCTAATTGCTTTACCATTTTTTTGACTAAACAAAGAAGCTCCATCAAAAGGTATTGGTGCAGCTCTATTGCAGCCATAAGGTGTTTGTCGAAGAAATGCTATACTTGTAGGAGTGATAGCAGCAGACTGTGAAGAAACTGGAACATAATATTCACCACTATCAGTAAATATTTGTAAGTTACGAGAAGATACAAAATGTCTTATTTCATTTACTGTATCACTTGCAATAGCAACATTAATTCCTTCATTAGCTAAACCAGTTCCTAAATCAAAATTAAAGTAACCTCCAATTTGACTAGCAATAACAGCAGAAGGTTTATCTCTTACTCCTCCAAACCACAATCTATTATCATGGAATGATACTGCTTGAGGAAAACCTCTTTCAGCAGATATTAATTGTTCTTCCCAATTTGAGTGTGGGCCTGTACTTACAGTATCTTCAATAACAGTAACAGTTACTTCAGTAGCACTTGTAAATCCTGTTACTTTAACTTGTTTATTATTTACCTTTAAATATGTACCATTATGATTAGATGTAAAAGCATCTGCACTAGCAGTAAGAGTTCTTCCTGTAC